TGAGATTACTAGGTCGAATTTCGTTAATATCGTTGAACCATTCCTACGTGACGTTCAGGCTAAACGAGGAATTCAAGATTATGTTGTTATTTGTGACGAAACAAATAATACTGCTGCTGTAATTGACTCAAATGAGTTCATTGCAGATATATACATTAAGCCTGCAAGGTCAATCAACTTCATTGGTCTAACATTTATTGCCACCAGAACTGGCGTTTCATTTGAAGAAGTAATCGGTAAAGTTTAATTAGAGGTTTAAAAAATGCCATCCCGCAAACAAGTAAACACAATTCCATTAAGGAAAATAAGTGATTTTAAGAGCAGATTATCTGGTGGTGGTGCTAGGCCGAATCTCTTTGAGGTTGAACTAGCATTCCCAGATGCTGTTGCTATAGCAAATGATGTACTACAGAAATCAAGATTTCTAGTAAAAGCTGCTGCACTTCCAGCATCAACTATTGCTCCAGTAGACATCCCATTCAGAGGTCGTATTTTAAAAGTTGCTGGTGACAGAACTTTTGAAACATGGACAGTTACAGTCATTAACGATGCTGACTTTGCAATTCGTTCTGCTTTTGAAAAGTGGATGAATGCTATTAACAAACTTGATGATGCTTCTGGTATTACAGATCCAGAGCAATATCAAAAAGATGCTACTGTTCATCAGTTAGATCGTGACGGTGGAGTTCTTAGATCTTATAAGTTCTGGGACATTTACCCAACCAACATTTCAACAATAGATTTAAGTTATGAAACAACTGATACTATTGAAGAGTTTACCGTAGAAATGCAAGTCCACTGGTGGGAAGCATTTAAAGGTACTGCTGCAAATGCTGGTGGTGACGATATAAGCTAAATAGTGCTATAATAAAGAATATCTAAAATTATAATATGGCACGGCTTTTTGGATTCTCCGTTGAGGATAAGGAAAAAAAATCAACTTCTATAGTCTCACCCGTACCTCAATCAAATGAGGACGGGTCAGACTTTTATATTTCTAGTGGTTTTTATGGACAGTATGTAGATATTGAAGGTGTATATAAAAATGAATTTGAATTAATAAGAAGGTATAGAGAAATGGCAATGCATCCAGAAGCGGATGCTGCTATTGAGGATGTTGTTAATGAAGCAATAGTTAGTGACTTATACGATTCACCAGTTGAAATAGAATTATCAAACTTAAATGCTAGTGATAAATTAAAAAAGATTATTAGAGAAGAATTTAAAACTATAAAAGAAATACTTGATTTTGATAGAAAGGCACATGAAATTTTTAGAAATTGGTATGTGGATGGTAAATTAGCATATTTAAAAGTTATTGATCAAAAACATCCAGAAGAAGGTATTCAAGATTTAAGATATATTGATTCATTAAAAATAAGATTTGTTCGTCAGGAAAAGAAAAAGAATAAAAATGATTATATAAGTGTTAATGGAAATAGAGAGGATGATGCCAAAGCATTGAATCCTGAAATAGATGAGTATTATGTTTATACACCAACACCAAGTTATCCTACAAATGCATTAACAGGTGGAGCAGGAGGTAAAGGAATTAAGATTGCAAAAGATTCAATAACATATTGCACATCTGGATTGATTGATAGAAATAGAGGTTCTGTTCTTTCTTATTTGAATAAAGCAATTAAAGCACTTAATCAATTGAGAATGATTGAGGATTCTCTTGTTATTTACAGAATGTCAAGAGCACCTGAAAGAAGAATATTTTATATTGATGTGGGTAATTTGCCAAAGATTAAAGCGGAACAATACCTCAAAGAGGTAATGTATCGTTACAGAAATAAGTTGGTTTATAATGCACAAACTGGTGAAGTTAGAGATGATCGTAAGTTCATGTCTATGATGGAAGATTTCTGGTTACCACGTAGAGAAGGTGGTAGAGGAACTGAAATTACAACACTTCCAGGTGGACAAAACCTTGGAGAACTTGCTGATATTGAGTACTTCCAGAAGAAATTATATCGTGCATTGGGTGTTCCAGAATCAAGAATTGCATCAGATGGTGGATTTAATTTGGGACGTTCATCAGAAATATTACGTGATGAACTTAAGTTTTCTAAATTTGTAGGACGTTTGAGAAAAAGATTTGCTCAAATGTTCAATGATATGCTTAAGACTCAATTAATTCTTAAAAATATATGTACACCAGAAGATTGGGAATCTATTAGAGAACATATTCAATATGATTTCATATATGATAATCAATTTGCCGAACTTAAGGAAAGTGAATTGATGAATGAAAGATTAGCAACTCTTGCTACAATAGAACCTTATATTGGTAAGTATTATTCAACCGAATGGGTTCGTAGAAAGATTCTTCGTCAGACTGATGCAGAAATGATTGAGCAGGATGAACAAATAGATAAAGAAATTGAAGCTGGAATTATTCCAGATCCCGCTTCAGTTGATCCGATTACAGGTGAACCATTAGAAGATGAAGGAGAAATGGGAATGATGGGTGATGTTCCAATGGAACCTGAAATTGAAGATGGGATTACTAACGCACAGTTAGGAAAAGATACTAAAAAGGCAGAAATCTAATGAAAGTACTATCACAAGAAACTAATCTAGGATCAGACATTACTGTAGATAATGCTACGGTTGTACGTACTTATAATAGTGATACTGATGCTGCAACAGTAACCAGAAAAGATTCTGGTGGGTCTACTGTTGGTAGTTTAACAGTTCCTTCCAAAAAAGTTATATATTTAGAGAAGAAATCTAATGATACCTTAATAGCCCCATCAACCGTAAAAGCATCTAAAATTGCTTATAGTCCTGTGATGCAATATGCTAGTTGGACTGCTGGAGGTGGTGGTGCACCATCATATAATTCGATTAGTGTTACAAATAGTTGGAATGTGATTAATGATGATGCTAATACTAATGGTGTCTTTTCTCAAGGTCTTGCTGCTTGTACTACTGTACCAGAAGCTGGTAAGAGGTTGTATCTTATACACATGTGTTATAGATTAATTGGATCCGAAAGTTATACTAATTATGAGGATTTCTTTAAACCAAGTGGTCAAGGTGGAAATGCTACGGTTACTTTAGCTGGACATACACCAACATATCAAGCATGTGCTAAAACAGCTTATAATGCAGTAGCATTATATACAGGAATGGCTGATTTAAATACATCTGGATCAAGTCAATCTATTACTTTTAGTTTTAATAATTCAGGATATGACGGTAATGCTGGTGGATGGGCTCTTTCGATTATGACTTATGATTATGTTGATGAAGCTGCATGGAATTGGGAGGTTGTTAATAGTAATACTGAAGGTGCAACTACAGCTGGACCTTTAAATGTGTCACCACCTGGATCTGGAACTGGTTGGCAATTCTCTACCAAATTAGTAACTGGTGTGGCAAGTAATCCAGGTGATGATGTAAATCCATCATGGACAAAAGGTAGTGGAGAAAGTGATACAACTTACTATCTTCTTCAGGAAGGTGATAATGGAACAAATGAAGTTAATCAATCTATTCGATCCCAAGTTCAACCAGCAGATCTATCAAATATAACAGGAACAATGGGATTAGATAGTGGTAGTGCAACTACTGGAGTGGGAGTAATGGGAACACATATTAGATTTAAACCAACACAACAATAACATTTTAGAGATATGGCATTCGAAAACAGAAAATATTTAATTCTTCCTAAAAGTGAAGTAACAAGAGAGGATGAAGTAATATCATCAACTCTTAGTATTCATACTTATAAAGAAGGAGATAATTCTCCTGTAGTTACAGTAAATAGTAAGATACAAGTATCAGGTGGAACTGCTGATGTTACTGAACATACATCATGGTCTTCCTTTAAAAAATCATTACTTTATAGTGTAGATGATACAAAGACATTTATAAAATGGGATGATACTAATCCATCATATCTTTCTAGTATATCTGGAACGGAAGGACCATATAGTCATACAGAAATGACTACCATTTTATCTGGTTCAGATTGGAATATAACCCTATAAACACTGTAGATATAAATAAAGTATAATAATATAATAATAAAATGGATGAAATTATCGATTTGATTGCGACAGATTCTGCTGCTTCAGACGTTACTAATAAGATTAAAGACGTTTTGTTTGCAAAATCTGCAGGTAAAATTGAGTCACAAAGACCAGTAATTGCTTCAACTGTCTTTGGTGAGAATGAGCCAGAAGCAGAAGTGACACCAGAACCAGAACAAACAGAGGAGGAATAATGTCTCATAGAACATTAGTTTTAGGAGCAGAAGCAGCATTACCAACAACAACAGGAGCAGCATCAAGTTTTACTGAAGCATCTGTTGTGCGTTTAGTAAATACTGATACTTCTGCTGCTCATCTTGTAAGTGTTGTTGAAACTCAAAGTGGAAGTACTGTTGGATCTTTTACTATGCCAGCCAGTTCTGTCGAATTTCTAGAAAAGCAATATGCATATTGTATTTTTGCAGCTGATGCTGCAGTTAAAGGTGCAAAAGTAGGATTTACTAATTAAGAACAATGAAACTCATCACAGAAGAAATTTCAAGCGTTAAATTTATCACCGAAGGAAAAGGTGCTAAAAAGAAAATGTATATTGAAGGAGTTTTCCTTCAAGGTGAAATAAAAAACCGTAATGGGAGAATGTATCCTATAAACACTCTTTCCCGTGAAGTTGGTAGATATAATGAGTCTTTTGTTCAAAAAGGACGTGCTCTTGGAGAACTTGGTCATCCAGATGGTCCAACCGTAAACCTTGATCGTGTATCACATAAAATTGTTTCTCTTAAGCAAGAAGGTAATAATTTTATTGGTAAGGCACAACTTCTTGATACCCCTATGGGTAAGATTGCAAAATCTTTAATTGGTGAAGGTGTAACTCTTGGTGTTTCTTCTCGTGGAGTTGGTTCTCTATCAACTACAAACGAAGGTCACAAAATTGTTGGTGAAGATTTTATGTTGGCAACTGCTGCTGATATCGTAGCAGATCCTAGTGCTCCAGATGCTTTTGTATCAGGAATCATGGAAGGAAAAGAGTGGGTTTGGGAAGGAGGTATGCTCCGTGAACAAGCTGCACAAAGAATTAAAGATAAGATTGATAGTTTAGGAGGAACACAACAATTAGAGGAACATAAATTAGATTTATTCTCTAATTTCCTTTCAAATCTATAAATCCTATAAATAAATACAGATTAATACTAAAAGAGATCTAAAAAAAATGTCCGTTGGTAACGATTTACAGAAAATGGAAAACATCGAAGAAAACGCGGTTACTAAAGGTGCAAAACCTGCAGAACCAATGCCTAAGTTAACCACAGGTGGAACTCCCGCTACGTGGGAAGACCTTGGTGGACCTACTCCTGAAAACTACAAGTCTGATGATGATTCAGCAAAGTTAAAGGATCCTGCAGCAACTTTAAAGCAAGTTAGAGATATTGTTAATAAAGGTGCAAAAGCAGCAGAGGCTCCTAAAAAATTAGCTAAAGAGGAAGAGGAAAAACCTGAAGATCAGGTTGTTTCTGAAGAACCAGCTAAAGAAGAAGAGGTTGTTTCTGAAGAAGAAACTTCTACTGAAGAAGTTGTTGCCGAAGAAGAGACTACTGAAGAGGAAGTAGTTGCCGAAGATAAGATTGATGTTGAGGAAGACCTCAATGCACTTATTGCTGGTGAAGAGCTTTCTGAAGAGTTTCAAAATAAGGCACGTACCATTTTTGAAACGGCAATTAAGGTAAAGATTTCTGAGGTAAAGGCAGAGCTAGAAGAACAGTATGAGAAATCTATTGTTGAAGAAGTATCTGCTGTTAAAACAGAACTTACAGAAAGACTTGACGCATACCTAGAGTATGTTGCTGACGAGTGGGTTGCAGAAAACAAATTAGCAATCGAGTCTGGACTTAAGACAGAAATGACCGAATCATTCCTAACTGGAATGAAGGGTCTTTTTGAAGATCATTATGTACAAATCCCTGACGAAAAATATGATGTTCTCAACAGTATGGTTGAGAAGTTAGATGAGATGGAAAATAAACTCAACGAGCAAATCGATAAGAACGTTGCTCTTAATAAGAGATTAGCCGAATCATCTGCAGATGTAATCTTTGCAGAAGTTTCAGAAGGTCTTGCTGTAACACAGAAAGATAAATTTGCTAAACTTGCCGAAAATGTTGAGTTCGAAAGTGAAACAGGCTATCGTGAGAAACTAGTTACTTTAAAGAATTCATACTTTAAAGAAAGTGCTAGTGCTCCAAGAGAGGATACAGAGAATTTATCTGAAGGTACAGAAATAGGTCGTCCACCAGAAGTCACTGGTGCGATGGAATCTTACTTACAGTCTCTCGCTAGAGTCTCTAAAAAGTGACTTTTAAATTATAAATTCAACTAAACTTTTTTTAAAGAGGTAATTTTCAAATGCAAGCTCCTATGAATCAAGAGCATCTGCAGGAGAAGTGGGCACCATTACTTGATTACGATGGTTTGGATCCAATTAAGGATTCTCATCGTAGAATGGTAACCGCAGTTCTTCTGGAGAACCAAGAAAACGCAATTAGAGAGGAAAGAGCATTCCTTTCAGAAGCTGTTCCAACTAACAGCACTGGATCAAATGGTAATACAAGTTCAGGTTTTGGTGGACTAGCACCAGCTGGTGGTCCTACCGCAGGTTTCGACCCTGTTCTTATCAGCTTGATCCGTCGTTCAATGCCTAATTTGGTCGCATACGACCTAGCAGGTGTTCAGCCAATGACTGGTCCTACTGGACTAATCTTTGCAATGCGTTCACGCTACAAGGCACAAGACGGCACAGAAGCATTATTCAACGAAGCAGACACTGGATTCTCTGGTGTATCTACTGCGTTGGCTGCTGGTGATATTGGTACAGGTTATACTCAAAACGAAGGCGGTCAAACAGGCGTCAACGTTGGTTTCGGTACAACTGGATCATCAACATCAGATCCTTCATTACTTAACCCAAGTACTGATGCAACTCAAAAAGGATATCCTACTGGTCGCGGTATGGATACAGAGGATGCTGAAAATCTAGGTTCTGAAGGCGCTGGTTTCAACCAGATGGCATTCAGCATCGAGAAAGTAACAGTTACTGCGAAATCTCGTGCGTTAAAGGCAGAGTACTCACTAGAGCTTGCTCAAGACCTTAAGGCAATCCACGGATTGAATGCTGAA